CTTGCTGACCATATTCAAAGTCAGTATCAATCAAGGACTGCGGTGTTGAAACACGCATCTTGTCTACTGGATCATACGCAGTAGAACGCTGTGCCTGCTGAATTCTTAATTGATTATCGGAATTGGATGACGGACCTGTATAGACTGAGATTTCAGACATATTTCACCTATTAGAGTGGTGGGAGCCGAAGCCCCCACCGATTTTTACTTCTTGGCTCTACCGCCGTGCTTTCTAACCATTTCAGGATTTACAAAACCTCTTCCTGCGCCTGCACTTCTTGGAGTAATCCTTGAAGCTTCAGCGTAAGAAGCGGAATCTCTAGCCCTTTGCTTAGCATCAGCAACGTCTTGTGGAGATACATCTCTCATATTTTGACCAGGAGCAAATTCCATCATCCTTTGATCATAATCAGATATAGCTCCCCCATCCGCATGATGCTTAACTTTTCCGCCCTTTTTGAAGGTGCCAGACAAGCGAGTTATCGCAACTGGTGGAGATGCAGGCTTTTTACCTTGAGGCATAGCCACAGCAGAACCCTGTTTATTAACAGCGCCCCCCGTGGCGAAGTGCTTTTTTGAAGCCTTGCCTCCGTGCTTAAAGCCACCTGCATTACCTTCCTTGACAGCGCCAGTAGTCTGCATACGCACACCAGGCTTAGTTGTGTCAGCAGGACGGTTTTCCCAATTTCCACCTTCAACAGTGTCTTTTAGGTTTAAGTCAGGAGCGGCGCTTCCACCTTTGGCAAAGTGGTGCTTACCACCATGCTTCATGTGAGCCTTACCACCGTGCTTGAATCCACCTGCGTTTGACTCTTTAACATCACCAGTACCATGTACGGAGTCGTGATGCTCGCCATCAACCATCATTGTGTTTTCATACTTTTTGGCAACATTTTCAGAAACAGTTCCACCAATAGCGTATTTACCGCCCTTGCACATAGCTTTGTGGTGCTCCATCATTTTGCGATGATGAGCAGATCCACCTTCTTTGCACTTCTCAGCGTAATGCTTAGCCATAGCCTTGTGGTGTTGCATAGATCCTTCTGGGTGACCAGAAACCTTATGAGCCTTACCACCATGCTTGAAACCGCCTGCATTGCCCTCTTTGACCATGCCAGTGCCATGAACTTTGTCATGGTGCTCACCATCATGCATTTCAGTCTGTAAGAACTTACCAGGTGCTTTTTCGTCAGTAGTTTTAGTCTCAAACTTGTCGATCCCTTTGCCCATTGCTGAGCCACCTTTTTTCAAGCCGTGATGAGCTTTACCCGCTTTCATGCTTTCATGATGCTTAAGTTCTTTCTCCATCTTAGCCATCTTAGCGTCTTCACGATGTTGCTTGGCTTTAGACTCAACCTCTCCACCGTGAGCTTTATGAGCCTTACCACCCTTTTTCATCATGGGTGAGTTCATGCCTTGCATTGCAGCGCGACGAGCGGCTAAAGCACCCATTAAAGGGTTTTTAGAAGGCATCATTCCACCACGAGCAGGCATATTCATCATGCCACCCACTGCTTTGTGCATGGATTTATGACCATGCTCTTCGTGCTCTTTCATAGACTTATGATGAGCAGAACCACCTTTTTTGAGCTTTAAAATAACTGAAGGTTCATCAGTTATCATTTTTGGCATTTGGCTAAAGCCTCCTGCACCTTTGCTTGATTTGGCCATAATTTATCTCCTTTAAGCTTGGGTATTACCAAGTAAACCAGTTGTTGTGGCATTAGGACCAACTTGGATGGCTGTCAAACCAAGAGTTAGAACCAACTTAGCGGAACCATTTAAAGTACCACCAGGCGCGTATGTACCACGCACATCGGGAGTTACAGAGGTTGATGTCAATTGAGGAACAAGACTTATACCTGAAGTAATTGTTGTACCACCTGTTGCAACGTAAGTACCCGCTAGGAAGTTAGCTTGTGTAGTAGACAACTTGCCAGTTGTACCAGTCAAATTAGTCCACCAGTAAGTCGTATTAAGCGACACACCAGTCAAAGTACCCAAAGCACCAGTCAATTGAATCAATGTTCCACTTGGCGGAGAATAAGCAACAGTTACAACGCCAGGAGTAGCCGATGTAAAGTTGGTAATTGATTGAGTGTTGTAGTTGGTTGTATTTGCGTAGTAACCATAAGTCAAAGTTCCTGAGTCGTTAGACAAAGAACCTGTGAATCTGTTACTTAGAATATACGATTCATCACTGATACGTGCAGGCAGTCCAAGAATATTTGTTGTATCAATAGATACTGCAACTGCGGTAGCAGCGGAGAAGGCAATAGAGTAAACCTGGAAAAACGCTTTACGTCCCTTGGTTTGTGTAGAAGCTACAGTACCAGACTGAATGATTTCAGTCATAGAGTTACCGTAGTAATCATAACCAGTAATTGTGATTACTGAGTTGGTCGGGCTACCAGAAGCAGTTGTACAAGCAACAGCACGGGGGTAGTCAAACTGCAATACAGTTGTACCATCAGTTCTTACGACCTGAGTTGTGCCGTTAGTTGCCGAAGCAGTTGCTAACTGTGTACCACTGTATGTTGTCGCTACTGTAGGTGTTTTTGCGGCCAAAACAGCAGCAACAGCACCCGCAACAGCAGTTGTATCGTATAAATAAACACGTCCCATAGGTCCAAAACCTACAGACATGGGGGATGGATCACCTAACGCACTATTGACGTTTGTACCAACGTAAGCTTGTGCAGAACCTAAAAATAGGTCATCTGAAAATTGGGGCATTTTATTTCCTTTTGGGCATGAACCCGTTAAGAATTTTAAAAAGGGGAAGAGATTTGACTCCCTTCCCCACTCGGTTTACATACCAGGTGTACCGAACAACGCTCTAGGATCTGTCCATCCTAGTACATAACGCTCTGTAGCCTTGTAACGCATAGAGTCAGTCTCGAAGTCACCTTCCATAGTCTTCTCTAAACGACGACGCATTAACAGCTTCATGCCTTCTGGCGCATCTGTCTGCACCCACCATGCGGTGGCTGAAGTCAAACGTGACAGAACTGCGGCACCCTCATCCAACAAGCCAATAGACTTGACGGGGTTGATGTCGTTATTAGCTGTTCCCGTGCGTAACACAGATTTGAGCAACACTTCAGCTTGGAAAATATTGCCTGGAGCCACAACCAACTGGCGTGGTACCAAACGAATTTTCTTCTGGTTATTGTCAACAGCGTTACGAATCTGAATCAACATTTGCTCTAAAGATGTCTGTGACAGCACGGCGGCGGTAGACAATTGATTAGAGAACGTACCAATTGTGATTGGATGCGCTGTGTTGATTAAAGATACGCCATCACCACCAACATATCCTGAGTTAAAGGAGTTGTTGAGGATGTTTGCGGCTAGGGTTTCCTTCGTCTCAATCAAAGATTGTGCAAGGTGTCTTGCATAAACTTGACCAATACGGATATGGTCACCGTCCTCAACGAGTGTCTTAGTCAGTGCAAAGGCAAGGCCATACACTAAATAAACATAACGCTGTAGGAATAACACTCCACCCTGTTGGTATGACACTGGTGTGCCATCAGGGAGTTGTGGTGCGGCGCCAAATCCATAAAGGACTGGCTCTTCATGGTAATTCCTTGGAATACCTTCTTGTTCACGGAAAACACGTGACCATTCGTCTTCACGAAGATCATATACGCCATCAAAACATTCGTTAAGAATAGGCTCAACGATACTTCTAAAGTCCGTACTTCGCATTGGTGCGGCCATAATTTACCCCTTATAAAGAATTCACAGATCCGAAGAACTGAGAAGCAGAGTTAACCACACGTACGATGGTATAGGAATCGCCCCAAGCATTGCCTGGCGCGGGCGAGAGGTCCACAACACGCATTTGACCCGCGGCGCTAGAACCAACATATGACGATGCACCAAGGGTACATTGTGACAATCCTGTGGTTGTAGAGCCAGAAGTTAAGTTAGTGAAGTTAAAACCTTGACCGACTGTGGTTTGAGCCATAGATCCGTCAGCTTGAATTTCATAAACAATGTTTTGATCGTTATAAAAATAAGCTACGCACGATCCAGTGATAAAACTTGTATTGGCAGGCCAATAGTTGCTTACACGGAAACGTCCTGTGGTATCAGTCCATGAAACACCCGAAAAAGCCCCAGACCAAGCGCCTGTGGTTGTAACGGGAACGATTACTCCAGAAGAGTAAAGTACTGGTTGTCCCTTCAAAATATTTGAAGAATAACCAGAAGTGATGCCTCCTGCTAACGCCTGAGCACGATCCAAGCCGGAGGGATGGAACGAAGGGCGTAAACCGAAAGCTTGCAATGTACTAGACATGAAAACTCCTTTTTTAAACTTGCCTACCCTGAAAATACGGGTGCGGAAAGCGGTTCATCAATGTTGCCAATACCGTCACCTTCGATTCGGCCTAATGACTTGCCGTTACTGTCTCTTCCCACTGAAGACTCTGCCTGTTGACGAATTTTATTCGCCTCCTCTAGCGGAGCATCATGATGGAAATGTGTCATCGCATCTTGATACACATCCATTGGTAGCTTAAACAGCAACATTTCATTACAAGCTATATAGCCTACAAACTCACCTGCTTTGACTTTGTTGTTTTCATATCCTGGTACCTCTTCGGCTTTCACTGGTACGTACCCAATACGAATTCTTTTGTCAATGCTGTCATATGAATTAGTTGTAGACAACCAACACAAATGCCAACCAGGGATCTTAGGGACATCTGGCAATGCTCTTTGTGTCCACTCATCACTCCACATCTTGCGACGTTCCTGCGTTGAGACGAACTTTTCTTCTGGTGCCTGACGGGATTCATCTTGCTGAGCACGATTCTGTCTACCGCCTGCATCTAAAGATTTTTTTAAACGTGATTCCATAATTAGTTACTCCTTGTTAAACGGGCTTCTGATGCGTATCGCTTGATCATTTTTGTGCGTTTTACTGGGTCATCCCAGAATCCCGCATCCTTCATAGCTCTTACCTGTTCAGGAGTAAGAGTATAAGAATTTCGGCCTGCGCCTGCCGAAGATGATTCGCGTCCGCTACTTGCTACCACGTTTCTTGGTCGCTGTCTAACTACAGGTTCATCGTCTGTATCTGTATTGTATCTATGCGGTAGACGCCTTTGCAAGCGATTATCTAATTCTTCCCAATATTCTTGCCTAGTTGGGTCCCAACCCTCTTCCACAAGACGTTTATCAATGACTTTAGCTATTTCGCTATCCTCGTCTGGGGCGTCTGGTCGATACCAACTATTACGCTCCATCCACTCTGAGGCATTGCGCTGTAAGCGTGGGTCTGGAATGTTTTGTTTTTGTGCAGGTTGTTGTGAGGCTTGCTTTTTCAAGTTTTTCAAGGCATCCAACTGTTGGCGTGTCTCATAAAGTAAATCTTGAGCCTTCGCCATTGCCTCCCCATCACTGGAGCTTGTTGCCTCTGTTATCTTGAGACGAGCGTATTGAAGCCTAAGTTCTTGGTCTTCAATTGCCTTATCAACCCGAGCTATTTCTGCGCCGTGAGTCTTACGCTCAACCTGAGATAGGCGTTGCATTAACTCTTCGTTTTGTCGCTTAAGTTGCTGAAGTTGGACATCCTTCTCGGCGTTGTCTTGTTTAGCCCTTTGGCGACGCATTTTTCTGCGGTTAATCTTTTCCTGACGCACTTCATCTGTGTCGTCTGGGTGATCATCGTCGTGGGATGCTTTTTGTTTAGGCTCCTTGATTTCGTCAATAGACTCATCTTGGGGTGCCATGCTTTCGGGTAGGTCAAAGACCACCGAACCATCAACTTCCTCTTTAACTTTTATCTCTTCTTCTGGTTTTTCTATTACTTCAGTCATGCTTTTCCCTCTTTACGGTAATCTTGCACGTTTTACACATATTCCGCCATTGCTAACGGATCGCCTTTAACCCTAGATATGACTTCATGATCGTTTAGCACCATAAATAGCGCCTTATCCTCATTCTTGTCTTCTCCAGGAACTGGAACCTCCCATCTATCCCCACCCCATTTAGGAACGCGAATAAAATCTCCCACCTTTACCCATGAACCTTCAGGCCAAGAAGCCATCGTGTCACGGTTACGGTAGGCCAATGGGCCAATAGCCAATACTTTTGCAACCATGTTTGCCCATTTTTCGGTTTCTCGAGTTTCCTCGGCCAAAATAATGCCAGACGCAGTCATTTTTTTCTTAGTTCTTCTAAGTTGTACCAATACTCGTGCTCCCAAAGGCTCTACACCAGGTTCTACCTCTGGAAAAGCCCATGCCAAGTCAATATCACTCATTATTTTTCTTCCTCTTCTAATTTTTGTTCAATTAAATCCAAGACTTTTTGTAGTCCCATGTTCATCCCAACCATACGTTGATAAGATTCCCAATTGATAGCGTTACCATTTGCCAATGAAACTGCCATATCAAGTTGTTCTGTCTTAATTTCGCTGATTAGATCTCCGATGAACTTACTCATTTCTTCTTTTTAGCTTGCTCTAATGGGCTTTTCTTGCCTTCAGATCCACCCTTGGGTGTATAACTTGTCCCATCAAGCTTTTCGCCTTGCGCTATACGCTTGTGTTGGGGCACATCAATACCCTTTTGCTCATTTTCACTGGCCATAATCACCTCCTAAGTGTCGTTGTGCTTCATTTTGAAGCGAAATTGCAGTGTCATACTGCTCTTGCTGAAGCTTGGCGGCGTCCCTTGTCAGTTGCGCCGAAGCTATTCGCTCTTTAGTCAGATTGTCAGTAGAGTTGATGGCTATGTCCAACTCCCTCTGACTCTGTACATTTTGTTTTTCATTTGCCAATTTGGCCTGTGCAATCTGAGTTGTAGCTTGCATTTGCTGACCCTTGAGCGCCATTTCTTGCTTATCACGCTCAGTTCTACGTTGTGTCTCGGCCATTGATGTCTGAATAAGCGCCTGTGCATCTGCATCAGGTTGTTGCGCCTGTTGTTGTGCTTGTTGCCTTAGTTCTATCAAATGTTGGAAATCAGGCATCAGTTGGGCAAAGATCTTGTTTTGTAAATCCATTCCCACGTGCTGAGATGCCAAAGCAAAAATCTTGTCAATCTGCGCCGTAAATTTAGGATCTTGGTATTGAATAGATTGTTTCTTGTCGTCCTTATTTGCATAACCATTCATCTGCTGTAAATACCACATAGTCATGTGTTGCTTTAAATGGTCAATCATAGGTATGACCAACCCATTAGCAATAATAGGATTGGCACCTAATAATGGGTTTTGCATAAAATCAAAGTGCGTTTGAATGTGAGCCAAGTGGTCTTGCTCAGGGTATGCGTTAGCCGCTTGACCCAGTGACATGGCCACATTCTCATCCGCGGGGTTTTGTTTCTTAGGCTCGGCCTCTTCAACCATTAACTCATTGAGTCCTGGTACTTTCATCTGTTTCATAAAACGCTCAATCACAACCTTTTGATTGAACTGTGCAGGGTATTTGTCCATCAATGCCATAACAGCCTGAGATTGCGCCATCCTTTGCGTTTCAGAGAAAATATGTGGGTCTGAAACCGGCACTATATCTGTGTTGCGCTCAAAGTCTTCTTTGGATATT